CAAGCGGCTGCTAAATTTAAACCAAACTGTGCTAATTGTAAAAACCCTTGTTGTTTTAACTGTTCTTTCGGATCGCCTAATAATTGTTTATAAAGAGCAGATCTTTCTTTTATAATGTCTTGCAGTTTTGCCATCTGCGTTCTCTCATCACTAACACCTCTATTTCCTTGGAAAGGATCAGTTGTATCTCCAGTAATGGTGGTGTTGGTTTTTTTCGTTACATCGTCAAATCTAGTCTCAGGGTCTGGTCCACTTTCTGCTTGTGTCCCTTGATCCTTTGTTTCTTCTTCTAATTTTTCTTGTTTTTTCTTTTCTGCTCTTTCATCACGAGGTTTTTTATCCACATCCTCTGCTCCAAGGTTTTCTATGACATCGCTAAAAGTTATTTTATCTTCCTTCTCTCTTTGTTCTTTTCTATCTTTAGTTGCTCCGCCAGCTTTTTTTAAATCCCCTTGTTCTTTAATTATGTCTAAACTTTCGGCTACGCTTTTTTCCATGCCCTCTGCAATACCTCTATTGTCTAGACCAGCGTACGCTTTTAATACAGCTTCTGGAGACATGCTTTCATATTCTTCTAAAGTTAAACCTTTGAACATGTTAAAAGGTGGTTTGCTAGATATTGCACCTGATTCGTCATAACCTAAATCAATACCAAAAGGATTAGCGCTACCTCCGTTAGTAAATCTTTGAACAACACCGCCGTTAGCAAATGCGGGTATGCCGTACTGACGTAATAAATCTTTGTTTATTCTTTTTTTAAAAAGAGGTCTGTCTAAAATAGCCATTAGTTGCCTCCAAATAGAGAACTAACGCCTCCACCGAATCCACCAAGAGAACCAAAGGCTCCAAGACCAGCTATACCTAATCCTGCGATTTGTTGTAGTGTGGAAGGAGATGGAGATTGTGTATAAGTAATTTGTGATGAAGGCACCCCTCGTAAAATATCAGATGCAAAAGCTACTCTTTCAAAAGGTTCTTTTTGTTCAGCAAGAGTTGTTGCTCTAGCGGCCTCTATTTGTGCTTGACCAGGAACAAAAGCTTGAGTCGTAGGATCGACAAAACCAAACTGTTGTGTCAGTTGTCCGAGGCCTAGTAGCCTGTCTATATCTCTAGACCCCAATTGAGATCCAAGCTGTCCTAAACCTGCTTGTGCTTGCGCACCTCTTAAAGTTTGAGAGCCTATCGCTCCTAACTGTTGAGCAGTTCTGGCTTGTGCTTGTTGTGCCTGTAAAAAGTTTCGTGATAAGTCTTCAAAAATTCTTTGTGATTTTACTTGTGCTAAGTTTCTAGCTTCCTCTGCTTCACGGACACCGAATCGTGAACCACCGAAAGCTCCAGCGGCTACGGCTTCGGCAGCGGTTCGTTGTCCTTGCATGGCTGCCTGCCTATCTAGTTCCGCTAATGCCTGTTGTGTTACTTGTTGTTGAAAAGGGTCCATGAAAGTTGAAATTTGATTTGGATCTAAAGTTTGTTGCGCTGCAGTTAAAGCTCCAAGACCAGCACCAATGGTTGTGCCAGCAGCATCTAAGAAAGGTTGATAAGCGCCCAGTCCCTCTTGTGCTCTTTGAATAGCTGCTTGTTGTTGTGGAGATAATCCTGCAACTTCGAAAGCAGGGATAGTGGTGGCTGTCCCAGCTAGTCCCGGTTGTGCCTCTTGGAAATCAGGATCTCCTGGCTGCCCCACCTGTGGTATGCCAAAAACTGAAGCTAATAATTTTTCTACTCTATCCTCAATAAACGGTGCTTGTCTTTGAAACTGAACTACTTCTTGAACCATTACGCTACTCTCTTTTCAAATTTATCCATCATGTCGTACATCATCTTAGCGCCTTTGCGACGCTGTTCTAACTTATCATCTTTATCTGCACCATTCAATGCGCCTAGTCCTCTAACTGCTTTTGCAGTCATTACAAACTCTCCATCACTTAACATGGCAGGTATGTCATCAGACTTTTCTGTGCCAGGGCCAGAAATCTGACCAGTCTTACGAGGAAATCCTCCCTCAGCAACCTGTGCTATTGGCCGTAGTGTTGGAGAAGCTGCTCCGTACTGTCCAGTTGCAGTATCAAAAAAAACTGCTCGAGGAGGAGTAATGTCTAACATACCTCTACTACCTGCCTCTGGTGGAGGAGGAACACTTGACTTTTGCTCTTCATCTTTAAATGCGCCTAACGCACCTAACCCTCCAAGACCGAGAGCTGCTGTTGCTAGTTTATTATCTTTTGCAAACTGTAAAGCTCTCTGTGCCAATGTTTTTTTAACAGCAGAAGTTTGTGCTTGTTTTTTTGCACCCGCCTCCATCGCTTGCGCTAAGGCTCTATTTCCTACTGGGGCTGTCCCACTAACTGTTGTTGCAGGGGTCCCAAAACCTAATGCAGATTTTGCACTTGTACCAAAAGCACCTAGTCCTTTGCCTCCTACTAAACCGAAAGAAGGTGCGATTGCACCTAAACCATAACCCATCAATGCTGATGTGGCTATGTTTGCAGGGTTATCTCCTCTTGCAAAAGATCCTAAACCCGCCCCAATAGAAGCACCTATAGGACCACCAACTGCGAAACCTATTGTTCCTGTGATAACTGGTAGGATCTTCTTAAACATTTTACTCCTCGCCTGTGGCTGCGCCACTAAATAAGTTAGGCGCTATTACATTAACATCTCTTCTAATATCTGATTCCGTTGTGTCTGTTTCTGGATTGTCAATATCTGCCTGACACTCCTCATGTGAATTATACTCTTGCCCTGTCTTAGTGTTAGTGACAGTTGTCTCTACTTTAGCACTGTATACTGGGACTTGTTTACCGTCTATCGTATCATAACGCAATAGAACGGGTTCATCTACAATTTTCGCCATAATACATTTTTATAGGTGTTTTACATAGAAATCAATTATTTTACTGTATTATTTGAACCAGCCTGCGAGAGCATATCTTTCTCCTTTTGTAATTAGGTTTACTTTATGTAAAATAATACCGTTTGAAAATACTAATAATCTACCTTTTTTAGGTTTTATGGTTGTTTCATTTTCAAAAACTGTTTCTCCTCCATCAAACTCGTCATTAAGATATAAGATAAAAGCTATGGCATCCCCCTCATCGACATGATTTTTCATATGACTACCTTTTTCTCTCTTTACTATTTCCAGTTTGTCTAAACTGTGTTTTATGTCAAAATCTTTACGAATTCTCTTTATAAGCCCGAATCCATCAAGAGGTATTTCTAAGGGTGTAGTGTCATGATATTTGTAAGTTTTTTGTAAATTATCATTATACAGTTTTATAAAATTTTTAGCCGTATTGTTGTCAATATAATTATCAATACATGTAAAAAACTTTTTCAAGATTTATATCTTGAAACCTATATTGCCTGAAATAGAAACTCTATATTCGTCAGATGTATAAAAAGGGTAAACACAATGATTTAAAGAAGCTGGAAATAAAGCGACCTTTCCCTCCCAACTGTTATCTACAGGCAAAGCTTCTTGTGTAATTCTGCCTGACGGATCTGAAAAGAAAAAAGCAAACATACCCGCTCTAAAATCTGGCTCACTTATATTAGGTAAACGTGCTCTCTCATCCTCCATTTTAAAAGGCACTTTATGCCAGATAACAAAACTAAATAATCCATCATGAACATGAGGTGGGTTAAACTCATATTTTTTTTGAAAGTTTACCCACAAGTTAAATAACTCAACTTCACAAGCTTTGTAATTTAATGTTGAGTGGGCTTTCTTAAAAAAGTTTGGATATTTTTCTTTATGTTTAACAACCATATGCATTAACATAGGCGATACTGCAGCTTTACCTCTCGGTATACTATATTCATGTTTAATGTTACCTGCTAAATCACCGTTAATAGGGGATAATGCTTTTTCTTTAATCACATCATCAAGAATTTCTAATATGTCTTTAGGAACGTCGGCGAGTACATACATTACTGTTGTTGTTTTACCTCCAATACTGAAACCTCTATCATCGCTCTTGAGGCGGCATTGGCTTGAACTTTCATAGAGTCCCCTTCTTGATACACCATACTAGTGCTTATGGTGTTTGTGTTTGAGGCCGCCACATCAACTTGAAAGATTTGAAAATCTGCACTACCATCATTGTGATCGACATTTACAGTTACTGCTGCAGATCCATC